GGATCGGTGCCATGACCGTTCTTCGGGGAGAGGACTGCACGGGCCACAGCATTCGATCCTGTACCGTCGGTGATGACGACGTTCGCCACATTATAGTTAGCACCATTTGCGGTGACTGTGATGCCAGTGATCACGCCGCTAACGACAGTCGCCGTTGCCGTGGCTCCTGAGCCGTCTCCAACGATCGTCACCGTTGGAGTCGCAGAATATCCGGTACCGCCGGCCGTAACCACGATACGATAGATCTTGCCGACGTTTGCCAGAGATGCCTGCTGATAGTTGTAGCGGGTCTGATCCTCGGCGCTGAGGTCTCCGATCACGCCACCGGTCGGAATGACCACGGTCTTGACCGGCATGTAGTTGTTCGTCAGGAAACTCGTAGCTTCAGTTGCCGTGACGGTGTACATGTACTTCCACCAGTAACCGTCACCGCCGTTCACCGGGTTGACCGATCCAGTCGTGTGGGTAGGCTTGATCGTAGAATTGCCGGTCGTCGTCTTATAGATCAGCTTGTAGACCTTGAACTCATCAGTGATGATATAGAAGGACTGGCCGTAGATGGTATCCGAGGCATCATCCCATGGAACGTACGCCGTGCCTGCCGTCCAGTTGACGCGTGGAATGAGGTGTGTGCTGTACGATGAATCGACCTTCTTGAATGCGATTGCATTCTGCCAAAAATCGTTTCGCTCTACCAGAGTATCAACCGGAGTCGGTGCAGACACCTCGGCTCCTCCGAGAGTGGCAGCCCAGCGATCAGACTTTCCGATACCGAGATAAACGCTTTCCCCGAGGACTGCATCCTTGAAGTTGGATGCATTCTCGAGCCTGAACGGAGAAGTGATGATGGCTGCCATTTGACTTGGTTGATTAGGTATAGTTTACACCCAGGAGTGTATCGTGCCAGGTAGTTGGAGTATTTATAACATCTGCAATGGAATGATCATCCCAGGCGTATTCCGATGACTCCATTTCGGAAAAATTATAGGCGCCGTAAACAGTCGCCGCCGGGTTGTCGTCAAAGAACTTAAGCTGGAAGCTCGTGTTAGTTCCGGTCGGAACGTTCAGCAGCATCTTGTACGTTGTTTCGGCCAAGGATGCTCTGAGATTGTTAAGAGCCTGAAGGACGATGATGACGGCAAGATCCTCAGGACCGATATATCCTAGCTGATCGCGAGGCATGGCTGCCTTCGAATCCAGAAGTTCGATCAGGATCAGGATCTCTCCGAAGAAGATCATGCCTGCCGGATGCACGAGTTTCGAGAAAACATCCTTCCAGGTCTCGACGTTATTGCCAGTCTTGATCACGTACGAGAACTTCTGATAGAAGTAAGAGTCCTGGAGCTTGATGATATCGGAAAGGAATCCTCGCTTCTCGTTGTAGTACCCGTTCTGGTATCCGAGGAATGTTCCTGGCTGGGTATATCCGGTTCCGCCATTGAGGATCTCGTACGATTCAATCTTTCCAGCATTCACGCCGGAGCGAGTGATATTCGGCCTGATCTTTGCTCCGGACCCCGCAGACGTCGGAAATACCTCGGCCGTTGCGGTAGCGGTATATCCAGATCCTGGATTTGTGACCGTCACGGCAGTCACGACCCCTCCAGTCACCGTCAGAGTAGCTCTGGCACCAGAACCATTCCCGTACACCATGAGAGTCGGGGCAACGGCATATCGCGGAACCTGCGCATTGCCTAGCCATACACCATCAGAGGCGATGAGCATGTCCTTTCTCGGGAAATACACCTCGGCATTATCCTGAAAGAGAATCTTGAAGAAGAGCTCAATCGACTCGTCAGAACCGCGAATGTCGTAGTACCTGACCAGGTTCTTGTATAGAGTGACGCGATCAGCGACCAGAGTCCTCGGAATAGCTGCAGCAATTTCTTTCTGAATCAGGTCGATGTACGCGGCTTTCGTCTCATCGATATCACGAGAGACGGAAACTCGATTGATCTCGTAACTCGCCTGGCCATCCTCATTGACGTGTGTATAGTAGTCTTCGAGAAGATCGATCAGTTTTACTGCGGTTTCTCTGAGTTCGGACGGAAACAGAGAATCGACTCTGATAGACTCCTTCGTCTTCTTCCGGGTACTCGCCAATAGCTCGATCGAATGTGGCATAATGAGAGGCCTCTACGATGCTTTAGTCAGCGTGACGTGGTGTGGTCGTGTACGTGATCGCTCCGGATGATCCGGCCAAGGCAATCGTATCGATCTCTCCGGTAACAGTCGACTGCACCGAACTGATATCAAGGAGCTGGTTTCTCTTCGGTGCGAGATCGAACGAGTTCGGCAGTGCGTAGATCGTGACTGCTGCAGTCGTATCAGGCTGAACTCCGTTTGCTACGACGCGTCCGGCTGAAGCATATACCGTTCCGACGGCATTCAGTCGTGTCTTTACTCCACCAATGACCCTATAGAGATAGACAGTTCGATCAGTCGAATTGGTTTTCGGCACATCTCCGAGGATGTGGTCTACGCCTCCGATCTTAAAAATTGAGGAACTGATGACACTCTCGTTCGAAGATGTTGCGTAGATCGGAGACGAATACGTGACATCCCAGTAGTTCGTTTGACCGACCTTTGGTGTCACGGCTTTGTACATCGTGACGCGCGCAACAGAATTCAGGATCGCCGGATCAGCGGAATCGATCTCAGCCAGCAGCTTCGAGTACCGGAATACACCGTCGAATCGTTGCAGATATGTCTCGGCGTATGTGACGATCTTACCGCGAATGAGGGATTCTAGCTCCGCCTTGGTACGATCGGTCAGATTCGGATTGTACTTGAAGAATGTATCGAGCTTGATGTACGTGTACTCCGGGTCCAGGATGATCGGAGTGATCGAGACGATATTTTTCGACTTCAGAGTCGATATCACCGCTTCTTTCTCGCCGGCGGTGAGCGCCGCGGCCGCTGCTGGCTTGACGGCGATATAAACCTTTCCGAAGTCGGGTTCAGTGTTATTCTCTCCGCCCCAGACCGAGATAGAATCAATTCCACCGAATTCTTTCTGGATGATCGCCTTGTAGTCATCAGCGGTGACTGCTCGATTCTGAGAGAGATAACTCAGCGGAGCATTGTAACGGACGGACTCAATGCTTTCACGAACTGCTCCGCCAGCTGAGATGGACACCGTCGTCACCGAAATCGCCGACGTTGCGAATCCTCCGATCGTATCGACAGGCGTGAATAGTCTGGCGCTGTTTGCGAGTTCACCGTCCGAATAAAGGTATTCGACTTCAACGATGTTATTCGTGGTCGGTTTTTTGCCGAGGATTCCGTCACCGAAATAAATCTCGTACTTTCCGGATGCATTCTCCTGCGGGAAGAACACCAGAGAATTGGAATCGATTCCTGCCAGTGTCGTGAACCGGGTATAGACTTCGTACTCGTCAGAATCTTGGTTTGCCTTCGTGCGAACTCTCAGGGTGTCAGTGTCGACAGTATCCTCAGGAATCACAAACTTCTGATTCTGAATCGTATTGTCGACCAGGTACAGCATCCGCTTCAGGACACCCTGGCGTACGACCACGTTGTTAAAGGTGTAGGTGTTGCCGGCCGCAACGTTCTTCGAGGCATCAACGGAATCGAGAACGATAAAATTGTACGTAGCATTTCCGATCGTTGTACGGAATCGAGTACCTCGTTCTAGCGTCAGGATTGATGGGCTTCCTGAATTCCCAGTCACCACGATGTTGATCTTCGCTGAAGATGAGCGTACGGATCTCGGAATGTAGCCTAGCAGCTTTGCATGAGAGATGACGTTGCCTCTGATCTGTGCTGAATCCAGAAACGACTCGTTCAGACTGAAGTGGGCTACAAGAGCATTGTAATGCGTATTGTAAGCAAGTACATCCAAAAGTGTCGAGAGTCCTGAACCTTCGAAGTTCCAGTCGTTGTACTTCGCCTGAGACTTGAAGTGATCCTTGATCGAATCCTTGATCTTCTGAAAGTCCAGTTCGGTGACGTTGAATTGTGCCATGTTCGTCTCTCGTTGTTTATCTTACACGCTGAAGGTATACGGTGATATCAGTCACTTGATCGAACGCGATGACCCTGAATCCGACCGTGATGACATACCGATTATTGTCAGAATCATCCAATACCTGGATCGTGACGTCGGTGACTCTGGTCTCGTACTTCGCCAGTGCGTACTTGATCGAATCGACGATCGTCAGTTTCGTAAAGACGTCGGCCGGCTCGAACAGCGCGGCTTTCAGGTTCGTTCCGAGCCCAGAATTGAAAGGTCTCTCTCCAAAAGTGGTCAGGATGATGTTTCGAACGGATGCCTTCACAGCATCCAGGTCGAGTAGCGGGTCGATGTCCTTGGTGTCTGGATTCAGATCCAAAGTGATGTCCAGATCGGCGTACGGCTTTCGCTTCGATACTACGGTCGATTTCGACAAGGGATTATTCTTGTCGGATAGGCCAATATAACCTGTGACGATGCTCGGCATGCGAATTAGCTATTTATAAGCAATTTGAGGATTTATGCCGGAGTCACATTGTACTTGTAAGCATAATACTGCTTGACCAGATCGACATTTTGAGCGAGAATCTGCTCTACCTGTTCAGTATACGCCACCGGGTCCTCCATATGAGTTCGAACCTGAGCGTCTGTAGATTCCAGCCTTTGTGCTACGTATTCCACTGGAGTCGTTAGCGGATCCTTAGCTGTTCCGTATTCCTTGAATTTGAGATCGAAGTACATGCTAACGATCGAAGCCACATTGGTAGCAGCTTTGCTCTTTAGCCGTAAAGTTTCTAGTTCCGCAGATCTCTCATGCCTTCCGCCGAAAACTGTCCACTCGGTACTATTTTCAGGTCCGATCTGACTGAACAGGTCTATTTCTGCCAGTTGCGCCTCGTCCGATTTTGAAGAAAGAGGTCTGTATATCGCATTGTACGGTGAATAAACCGAGGCTTGCCATGAAGCTTCAAGTTCATCAGGAACGACTTCGGACTTACCAGAAGAGACGCTCTCCGACTTTACGACTACGGTTTCTACGACCGGTTCAGCCTTTGCCGGAGCGACGTTCGGGGTTTGCGCCTCTTTCGCTTCCTCTACGGTCTCTCCGGTCGTCGGATCCATCTTGACATTCGGCACATCTT